CTAGGCATTGCCAACCTCCGAAGAAGCAAATCCGACGTCGCGCTGTCGAGACAGGAGAAACGCGCGGTACGCGGGACCAGCCGATTGCGGCCGTCCGACAACTAGCGGAACTTCCTCGGCACCGAGCTTATTGGCCATCTCGCGAAGGGCGCCGGAATATGGAATGCGGGCGAAGTCGATGGCCTGGTAGCCATCATCGTGTGGCAGTCCGATGTAGGCGTAGGCGAACGGCGCCTGCGTCGCGGCGTCGTCGACGGCTTGCTCGGGAAGGGCATTCGTTGCGCCGCCCTCAAGGTAGGCGCGCACGGCTGCCCGCCCATACGCCCGCATCTGTTCCGCGCTGAAATAGTCGCGGCCGCCGATTGGCATATCCGGCCAGGGCAGTGCCGGCAGCTGGCAGGTAGGCAAGGAATCGCGGTACGTATCAGCCACGACCCACCTCCATTTCCAGCACTTCGACCTCGAGGTGTTCGCTGTCGATTTGCGGAAAGCCGTCGAAACCGGCCAGCTGGAAAATTCGACCAGGTGGCCAGCCTTCGGCCTCGTCGAACGTGCGCTGGGCGTACTGCTCGCAGCGGTCCTCGAGCAGGTAGTTCATGAAGCGGGCGGCGGCCAGCTTGATGACCGCCATGCGCACGTCGCCCTCAGCCATGAAGAGGCGGTCAGCAGCGCCGTGCCAGAAACTGTTGATCTCGGTGGCCAGGTCCAGCGTCAAGGCGCTGGTGTCCACGACGATGGTCACCTGCAGTTCGTCCCAGGGATGCTTCACCAGGTACTTTTGCATCAGCGAATCCCCCGATCGGCTTTGAAGCGGTCCCATGCACGTTCGATAGCATCGAAGCGATCCGCGTCGCCGCCCCTGTCCGGATGCGTGACGCTTCGGCGGCGCTGGTACTCCAGCTTCACCAGGGCAACGTCAGCGTCGATCGCCACCCCGAACACCTTGCTCCAATGTTCCGCCGGCGCTTCAAGAGCCACGAAGCCGGAGAACGCCCGCTCGAGGATGGCTGCGCCGCCGTGGCGCTCGATGGCGCGCATGGCATTGAGGGTCGCGGCGATCGCGGCCAGGTTGTCGGCGACGCGGTCGTAGCGGTCGACGGCCATGCACTTGGGTGGCGCCCCGCGGTTGACGCTGTCCTGCCAGTACACGGCGGCACCGCAGTCGGCCGGCTCGGCGCGGTCCGACCGAGGAAAGCCATCCAGGCGCAGCTGCACGTTGGTGCTGACGACGACGTCATCGTCGCCGACACCCATCATGCGTAGTTCGGCAAGCACACGCTTCACGCCATCGGCGATGGAAAGGTTGCCAGTGGCCTTGCCGAAGCGGGCAGAGGATTTGTCAGACGGCGCTGTGCGCTTCCAGCCGGCCGGCCACGCCAAGGGAAATGCGGGAATGGTCATGCCAAGGCCTCCATGTGGCGTGGCGTCCGGCGCGCGGCACTCGGCGCCCGGGAATCGAGGGTGAGATCCATCTGGGAGAACCGGACGCCCCAGTCGCGCTCGGCGGCCTCCACGGTTGCGTGTTTGCCCGTAGCGCGGCCGCAGCGGCATTCCAGCGCGTGCCGGGCGGGCACGTGGCCACCTGCGTAGGGTTCGTTGGCCGTCCGGCCCAGGTGGGCAATGTGGCGAGGTTCGTGGTTGCACCCGGCACACCGGGCGAACCGTCCAGGAGGATGCGAAACGTGGCGTTGGATCATGACGCGATCCCTCCCGCAGCGCCGCCACGGCGGTCCAGATCCTGGATCCACCGGATGGCTACCGCCACCACCTGCACGAGCTCGGCGCGCATGGCCGCCTCGTTATCCAGGCAGTCGATGGACTCGCACACTTCTTTCACCAGCACGTGCGCCCAGTTGCCGTGTCCATTCTTGAAGGCCGCATCACACTTCGCGCGGGCAATTTCTGCCGTGAAGAGGCCATAGTGCTGCGCCACCACCGCGCCCATGCAAAGGCGCGGCGATATCGACTTGATGAAACGTTCCTCGATCGACGGATACGAGGCCTGCCCCGACTTGATGTCCTGGCGCTCTAGCTCGCCGATCACTTCCGCCACGACGCCAACCACTGCGACGTGGTCGATCAGGCCTTCGAGGCCAACGAGCGTGAGGCCCACGCGGGCGCTGCCGTCGGCCTTGACCGGCGCCGACACCCAGTTGGACTTGCCCATAGTTGCCCCGTGTGTGGCGATCGAGCCGGTCATGCGACACCTCCGGCCACCAGGTGGCGCACGCCGAACATGTCAGCCACGCCCACGACGCCCTCTTCGGCCATGCGGTCGACCAGGGCGCGTCCGGTGGCCACGGGCACGCCGAGCTCGTTGGCAATCTCGGACGGCTCAACCGAGCGCTGACGGCGGGCGGCGGTGACGGCACGCTGGTACAGGGCTTCTTCGGGGGTCACGACGGCGCGGGCGCGGCCGTCGAGGATCTGGTGGCAAGCGTGGGTCACGATGTCGATCCTTTCGTTGGCGAGGATGCCGACAGCGCCCAGGGCGCCGACGAAACCCGCGATGTAGTTGCCGTGGGCGTTGCGGGCGACTTCGCCGCCGCCGCTGTCCGCGAGGCTGCTGGCGACACGCAGGGCCAGGCCCTCGGCCAACTCGGCGCTGATGGCCTCGCCGCGCCGCGCGCCGGCCTTGCTGCGGGCAAGGGGTGCGCCGGGACGTCCGGGGCGCCTGGGCGGGGTCTGGGGGCCGTTCTGCATGGGATGGAGAGGCATGGGTCAAGCCTCCGGCACAGGGATGGTGAAAACTTCCTCAAGGTGGCGCAGCAACCGGGCCACCTCGAGGGCGGCCAGGGCAAAGCGTCCCTGGAGCTCCGCGTCCGGTGACTCGTATTGCTTGCCGACCTGGTCGAGCACCACGTCGAAGAAGCGGAGCTTGGTCACTCCCAGCTGTTCGCTGAGCACGAAGCCCGTGCGCTGATCGAACTCGATGCCCAGGTGGAAGGCCTGTTTGCCCGAACGCAGGTGCTCGCGTACCTCTTCCGCCTCCAGGTCCTGCCGCCGGCAGCGCACGATGGATCCGTGCGAAGTGCTGGGATCGCGAAGCTCGCAGTCCTCGCCCAGGGAAAAGCCAGCCGGCAGGTTGCCGGTGGCCAGCCAATCGGTCAGCAGGGCCCGCGGCGATTCCTCCGGGGCAAGGGCGACCGCCGGGAAAGAGCCCAGGGCTTCGCGCACCTGGTGCACGACCTGTTCGGCCGTGCGGCGCGAGGACGTATCCACCACGACCCAGCCGTTTACGTGATCGACCCACGCCAGGACGCGCCTAACGTGAACGGGCGCATGCTTGATCATTTCAGTGAGCACGTCGTCGCGGATGCGCTTGCGCTCCCGACCAGAAGGGCGGCGCCCTTCCTGGTCCACAATCTTCTGGCAGCGCTTCTTGGCTTCGGCGCTGACGGCGGCGCCGGGCAGGATGCGCTCATGGATGGCGACGACGAAGCCCGTGCAGTTGCCGTGATCGCTGATGGTCATCCGGGAGTCGCCACCAGGGAACGGCGACACGAATCCGCGCGTGGACATTTCCAGCGGACCGGGCTCGCGGCACAGGTGTTCGGCGAAGGCGGTCTCCAGCGACGGCGGAATGTGGGCCGGCGCGACGCGAAAGAGGGTCAGGCTACGAGGAAACATGGCGGCTCCTTAGTGCACGCGGGAAAGGAACGGCAGCAGCGCGAAGAAGGCGCAGGCCGAGAGGATCAATCCGGTCAGATAGGCCAGGGTCATTTCGAGCTCGGTGTACTGGCGGCGCTGGAAATACACGCCCGACAGCCGACGGCGACGGAACTTAGTCATGCTCCACCTCCATGCCCAGCCCGACGGCGACCGCCTGCAGGTCAACTTCCGACAGCGGGACGAACACGCCCAGAGGTCCCGCGTTGCTCATGAGGTGGAGGCCGCTGCTCGTGAGGTGCGTGGAGCGCCGCAGGCCATGCACGACCGACAGGCAGACGCCGGTGGGCGCATCGGTGAGGGAGACCAGCACGTGGTCCCGCGTAATGCTGGCCTCGAGGATCACGCGTTCGCCTTTGAGTCGGACCTCGCGTCGCGTAGACTCGGGCCGGGGCTCGAGCGCCATGGGTTTCTCCGGTAGTTGGGTTTGCATGCTGTTCTCTCCTTTCGGGGTTGGCAGGTGGTGCGTGGGGAGTGCTGCAATCACTCCCCCGAGCCCCACTCAATGGACGCCGGCGTCGCCGGCGATGTGGACTTCGGTTTCTTGAAGACGAAGCACCAGTGCGAGCGGTTATCGATGCCGCTATTGACGGTGCGGCGATCGACGAACTTGCGCACGTTGCTGGTGGGCAGGAATTGCTTGAGGTCGGTCATGTCCGGCGCCTTGAGGTAGCGGCTGGCCGCCTCGGCCTGGAAGTGCTGCAGGTTGACCGCGATCAGGTCTGGGTTGCGGCTGTGATCAAGCACGTAGTTGGGATCGATCGCCGTGGGTGCGCCCTGCGGGTTGATGTAGTCGAAGATTTCCCAGAACGTCTGCACCACCGGGTGATCGTCGGAAAGCACCGCCTGCCGCTTAAGCGCCATGGACTTGATGAAGTCCTGCACGGCGCCGGCCTGTTCGTCGTTGATCGGCAACACCAGGCGCATGGCATTGAAGATGGCCAGCAGCTGCGCGTGGTTCTTGGCCAGGCGCATGTCGCGGATCTTGCTGGTGAGTTCCCGCTCAAATACCGGGACTTCGGCGCGGATGCGGTCCATCACCCGGGCTTCGGCCTTGGCCACCTTCAACACAAAGTGGCTGAGCTCGGCCATGTTCATGCGAGCCAGTTCCTCGGACAGGAGCTTGGTTTCTGCGGTGAAACGGCTCTTGTCGAACTCCAAATGCACAATGCGCTCGAGGACGGCACGGTCTGCCTCAACAGGGGCGTTCTGCTCGATGACGATGGCGCCGCGGAAAGGCGGCTCGATCGTCTGGTTGCCGGCGGACTTCACGCCCAGGGCGCGAATGCTGCCGCCGTTGTAGGCAGTCTTGAGCTCGTTGAAGTCGAACTTCTTGGCTCGGGCGGTATCGTCCTTGCGATCACCCTCGGTCAACACCACTGGAAGGTTGGCGACCTGGACGAAGGCACGGGCGCGGGCGGCTAGCGTCGATTTGCTGGGATCGAGGCCTTCGTAGTTGAGGCGACCCATCAGCTTCCACATGAACTTGATCAAGGTGGTCTTGCCGCTGGCCGGTTCCCCGATCAATTCGAGGAAGGGAAAGCTTTCCTGCTCGGCGCGGATCTGCTCGGCAAACAGGCTGCCGAACCAGAAGGTGAGGGCGACCATGCCTTTCTCGCCCCAGCAGCGCCACGCCTTGTCGAGCCAGTCGGTGCGGAACGTGGTCTGGTCGACCTCTACCTTGAGCGTCACCGACGAGCGCGGGCTCTTTACGTGCATGCGCCGCCCGAGCTCGAAGAAATCTTCCTCGTTAATCTTGAGCACGCGACCGTCCTTCACCGCCACGTCGCCCAGCAGGTACGCGCCGTGGTCGCGGCTGTACCCCACGAAATCGATCGCTTCGACATGCTTGATTACCTGCAGGTCATCGCCCCAGTGGCGGTCCAGCTGCTGGGTAGTGCCGAAGTAGCTGGCACCGGCCACCACCGACATGAGGCGCTTCTTGAAGTCGCTGGCGGACACCAGCTGCTCGCCGCGGAAGGTGTCCTTGACGGTGCCGCCGCGCGCGGTGGCCACGCGCACGTAATACGCATGGTCGCCAGTCAACAGGTTCTTCTCGAAATACAGCGGTTCGGGGTTGCAGTTGGCGATCGCTTCGACCTTGCCAGCCTTCTTGATCGCCTCGGCGCGGCGTTCTTCCTCCGTGCGATCGCCGTCCGTTTCCTTCATCGCGCGCTGGAAGGTGGCGTTGTCGAACTCGAACCACCAGAGCTTGTTGCCGTGCTCGAAGGAGAAAGAATGCATCTCCGTGTGGCGGTACATCAGCCGGCCTTTTTCCCAGGCGCTGCGGGCCAGCAGCAGCGAGCCCTCGTAGAACCACCGGTTGATGTCGTCCTCGCCCAGCTGGTCGCGGACGTGCAGTTCGTTCCAGTCGAGCTTGGTTCCGTCCTTCGGCTGCGGAATGGTGGCCGCGCGGCAGGTCCAGCCGTCCTTGGCGCAGCGGCGAGCCCAGCGCACAGCGTATTCGCGCCCGGCGGCATCGCCATCCAGCGCCCAGACCAGCTTCGGCTTCTCGCCGTTACGCGCCTTGACCAGGTCGGCCAGGCCGTGCGTGGGATAGTTGTTCGACGACATCGCCGATACGGCCGCAATGCCGTGGTGGGCAAGGGCGATCGCATCGAAGATGCCTTCAACGATCCATAGCTCATCCGCCGTGGTGACGTCGATCAATTTCGCCGGCGGGATCCACCAGCGGCCGCCAATGGACTTACCCGGGGCAAAGCGCGCCTTCATCTTGCCGAAGCGCGAGGGCCGATCAATCAGGCGCTCCCACCAGGCACCGCCGGGAATGGCAAAGCGCACCGTGGCGGTGGTATCCCGGGTTTCGGGATGGATGTAGGACTCTTGCGTGTAGCAGCGGCCGAGCTTGCGCACGTCGAAGCCGCGGGAGCTTGCTAGGTACGCGTCCGCCGATGCAGTGGGATTGGCTTCTGTGGGCTTGAAACGGTCGGACCAGGACGAAAAAAGTTCATCGTAGAGGTCCTTGACGCTGGCTTCGTAGCCGCAGTTGTTGATGCGGCCACAGCGGATCCACCAGGGGCTTTCGGCCTTGGTGTAGAGCTCCTTCTTCTTGCAACTGGGGCACTCGCCCTCGCGCAGCCAATCGCCGCGGTCCTTGAACGAAAAGTCCCGCAGCAGGTTGGCGCGGATGTCGCGGAGCAGGTCTGCATTCATTCCGCGATATCCAGGGGGCCTTCGAGGTCGGCACGCGCTTGGCAACGGCGGCGAAAGGTGGTGAAGAACTGTTTCATAGGGCAAGCCGGTTCCATGCCGGCTCCCTTGAAGAAGCCGGCCAGGTGGTGACGAAGCGCGCGGGGCGCTTAGTGGATGGCGGTGCTGGGCGCCGGGTTCAGCTTGGCGCGTGCCAACGCAAGCAGGTCCCCGACCGTCAGCGCATAACTGGTACCCATCGCCGGGTCGTTGAGGAAAAGCGTGTAGGCGGTAGTCAGCGTGAGGTCGAGGTACGCGCCGTGGTTGCGCGATTCGACATCACCCAGCACCTGCATGGTCACGGTCTGGGCGCGAGCCTCGGGCATCTGCAGGCGTTCCTGCAGGTGGCCCACGCAGCGGGAAATCAGGTTCTCGCGATCGGTCGTCAGGTGTTGCGGCCGATTCTGGGTAAGGAATTGGAAAGCAACGTTCCGCTCATAATCCTGGTGTGACATGAACTCCCCTCAGTTCGTGGACGTGGTGCAAGCAACAACAGCGGGCTCGGTCGCGTCGACGCGCGGCTTGCCGTAAAAGATGATCGGGTTCGCCGGCTCGGCCAGGAGGCGGCGGCGCGTAAGCGCCTGCGGCGTCGTGGACAGCGGCAGGTCGATGCCGGGCTTGGGCATCGCGCTGGGAGACAGGCTGCAGAGGATCTCGAGGCCGCACTTGAAGGTGTGGCCGCATTCGACGTTCGTGCACTGGTACGAAAGCTCGCGGTACAGCGGTGACAGCGAGCGCGATGTGCGGACCGAAGCCCGCTGGTCGCAGTGGGGGCAGTGCATGCAGGGATTGAGGACTTTCTGGGTCATCGGTTGGTCGCTATTCGGGTTTCGTACACGTGACTTGAAGTACACACATCGTGGTTTCAGGCCCCCAGGGCTTGAAGGGGAGGCCTACCCGCCAATTCCCACTCCAGGTGCCCGCGCAAATAGATGCAGCGAGCAAAGGCACCGTCGGTCATGCGCTGTTCCCGCGCGTCCTGGCTTAGGGCGCGATGCTCATCGGGTTTCAGCCGCATGCCCACGGGAGTCTTTTGCACGCCGGCGGGGGCGCGACTACGACGGCTGGAAGGAATCGAATCCGACATGCAGTACCATCCGGGTGCGTTACACAATGCGAAATCTATAACACAGAATGGGTTATTGCAACCCCATTCTGTGTTCATTAACACAAGGGAAGAGGATTTCATGGCGCCCGTGGATACCCGAGCCATCATTGCCAGGCTGCAGCAGGTGCTGGACGCCCCCAATGACGCGCTCCTGGGTAAGGCGCTCGGGGTTGGTACCAGCACGGTATCCAACTGGCGTCAGCGCAACAGCCCGCCTTATGCCCAATGTGTGGAAGTGGCCATGAGCCACGGCGTCTCGCTCGACTGGTTGATTTTCGGCATTGGCGGCCGCGTGCCGGCGCTGCCCGGGGAGGCGGTCGCGGTGTCTGATGACCGCCTGGATCGCATGGCGCGTTTTCTGCACCACTGGAACGCCACTCGCGGCGCCGACGAGCGCGCCTGGCTTGAGCAGCAGCTGCTGCGTAACGTCCCCGAATACCGGGAATGGACGTCGGAACAGGCGTAGTGGCGCACCGTTGAAGCTGATGGGCCGCGCGCAGGTTGCCGGCGCATCGACATGGAAAAAGTAGACAGGCGGCGGAGCCGCACAGGGGAAAACATGGCACTGATCACCTGCACCGACTGCGGCCACGCCGTCAGCGATGCCGCTCCTGCATGCCCGCAATGCGGTCGTCCCATCAGCAAGGTACCCGCCCCCAGGGCGGCAGCCAAGAAGACTTCGGTGGGAGAAACCATTGGCGGAATCATCGTCCTGGGAGCGATGATTGCCGGAGTATGGTCGTGCAGCGGCGACAGCGAGGGCGACAAACAAGCCAAAGTGGCGGAGCGTGAGAAGGCGGCCACCGAAGCCGCCGCGTGCGTCAAGGATATTCAGTGCGCGGGCCACGCCCATATCATTGAAGCGATGAGAGAGTGCAAGCGACCGATCGAGGCGAAGGCCGCCTATGAGGTCAAGTGGGCGACCGACAACTACTTCACCCGGTACCGATGGGCGCCCGCAGCGCCCAGCCACATCATGTACTTTGGCGACGCGGCGTCCTTCCAGAACGCGTTCGGCGCCTACGCTCCGGTGAAATACATGTGCGAGTTCGATCCGCAAACCAAGACGGTCGTTGACGTCCTGGTCGAAGACGGACGTTTTTCCGAATAGAACCGGCGTCGCAGATCCTGAGCGGGACCGGGCACATGATCGGACCTTTCGTGCATGAGGCCCGACCATGACTCTCGATGAGGTCGCTGTGGGCGATGAAGTGCTGTATCGGCGCCCAGGTGTCGGCGTGTATCGCTGCCAGGTGCTGGCGGTGAAGCCCGGTGCTTCGCGGCCGATTACGCTTAAACCGCTGACCATGGGCCACCCGAGCAGGGCGGTGGCCGGACGCCCGATCGCCGCCAGCATGACCAACGTGGTCGCCAAGGCGGCCAGGAGCACGTAGGCGGCGCACGAGGCTCTCATGCTGACGTTCCCTCGTCGCTCGCCTGCGCGGCGCTGGTACGCGTCTCCAGTTCGAGCAACGTGACAAAGCCGCCCTGATCGAGCCGATGGGTGATCTTCGCGATCAACCAGTCGACCTGGTCGATTTCCGGCCGGAAGCCCACGGCCTTGACCGGAAGCTCGGGGTAGAGATCCGCACGACCCTGGGCGAGCGTGTGTTCGAGCGTGGCGACGCCGCGCGCAATGCGTTGCAGCTCAGACTTGGCCGCGTCCACGGCATCGTCCTCCGTGGCGTACGTCGTCCGCAGCACCTTGACCGATGTGCCTTGCTCGCCGGGCTTGCTGGTGTGTCCGGCGAGCACGGAATGCCGCTTGGCGCTGTTGGGGCTGTACCAGTAGGCCCGCACGCCGGTATAGCTATCACGGTCCGCCTGGTGAAAGCGGTGACTATCGCCATCGCGTCGTTGAATCGTCATCGCAGGCAGCGTGACGCCACTGGCGGACTTGCCTGCGCCGATAGGCATGAAGAGCAGCTTTCCAGCCTTCACGGTGGCCACCGCATCGTAGCGCTTGCCCAGCCGGGTCAGCAGATGCAGGTCGCTCTCGCGCGTCTGGTCCAGATGGTCAACCGCCAGGTTGGCCAACGCCGGCGCCACAGAGTACGAGAGGCCATGGGCACCGGCGAGGGCGCCGATAATGTCGTGCAGCTGCACCTGGTGCCAGCTTCGATCCTTGAGCTCCCGCATCGCCGTGCTGACTGCCACGGAACGTGCGGTAATGGTGATGCGATCGGGCGGCCCTGCGTGCTCCACTTCGTCGACCGTGAAAGTGCCCAGATCGGATAGCCCTGTGTCCTGCCAGCCGATCTGGACATTCAGGGTCACGCCGCGGCGCGGCAGCGCAAGCTTGCCGTCAGGATCGATGATCACCAGGTCGAGTTGATCGGCTTCGTCGGTGCGACACGACGTCACGCTCAGTCCCTCGAGCAGCGGCCACACCCGATCGGTCAGATCCTTGCCGTCCAGGGAGACTTTCACAGCCGGGGTGGGATAGCCGCTCATGCGTTGGCCTGAGCCTGGGCCGGGTCATCGACACGGCGAAGGCCTAGCGCGAATTCGGTACGTCGAGGGGTACCATCGTCGAAGAAGACCGTCTTGGTCTCCTGCATCGACTCGATGACGAAGCTGCCGTAGCAGAACCCGGTACCGTCGACCAGCACGTAAGACGTTCCGGCGTCGGCCAGCTTGGCCAAGTCGCGCAACGACTGCTTGGTACCGGCGATCGCCGGCGACAGGACACCGTCCAGGTTGATCAGATCGTCGCCTGGGCCAAGGAACTGCGTCGAGTCACGGGCACCCACGCGCTGCATCGGCGCGTGCTTCCATTGCCGCGATCGCTGCAGCTGTTGGAAGGCAGCCGTGGCCATGCCGAAGACGAAACTGCCAAGGGAGAGCATCATGGCGAGATCCTCATGCTACGGCGTCGCTGAGCGATGAACGGCCACGTGTCTGGCGGGCGCGATCGCGTTCATCCATGATGCGGTTGATGTCTCGACGCATCGCTACGGGGTCACCACCTGGTGCGTTGATATGCCAGTTGTTGACGTCGCCCGTGGCAGCGGTGGGCGTGCCCGCCTTCGTACCCATGGGCTTGGGCGCGTTGAAGAGGCCCGGCGGAAACTGCTTCGGGTTGCCGTAGTACTTCGTGGGCGCCGGCGCATCGGGTCGCGCCTGGCCATCACCCATCAAGTCGTGCCAGGCCTGGGCCGTGTTGCGCAGTTCCGACCGGAGCGGTTCGAGTTTGTCCAGGATCCAGTTGACGCCTGCCATGACGGTGTCGCGGATGCCCTGCCAGACATCACCCCAGAACTTGCCGACGCCTGCCATGGATTCCCGGAAGCCATCGACCATACGCTGCCAGTTACCGGTGAACAGGCCGGCAATGAATTCGTATGCGCCGTGGAAGATCTGCTTGATGTCTTCCCACAAGCGACCCAGCCATGCCTTGACCTGGTCCCAGTTGCGGTAGATCAAGTACGCGGCGCCGGCGATCGCGGCGACCACGGCAACGATCGGGTTGGCCACCAGTAGGCGTGCCAGCCACACGATGACCGTGCCGACGAAGCGGAATGCTCCGGACACCAGGCTGAGCACCTTGGGGAGTACGCTCGCGCCCATGAACGCCGCCTTGAAGGCGAACCGAATCAGCGCCCATTGGCCGAGGAAAGAACCGACGGTGATCATCAGGCCGCCCATCACCACCATGAGGCCGCCCAGGACGGCGCCGAACACCACGATGCCCTTGGTCAGGGCAGGATGTTCGCGCACCCATGCGGTCACCGAGCGTGTAACGCTGATCAGCTTCTGCAGGGCGCGCACATAGAGCGGCAGCAGGTTGGTGCCGAGCTCGCGGTACAGGTCGGCCTTCTTCTTCTGTAGCTGGATTTCTTGTCCCGCTGCCGAGCCGGACGCCTCGCGGTATAGGCCTTCGACGCCGAAGGCTTTCGGTGCGGCCGCCAGGTGCTTGGCGATGTTGGCGCGTTCCATGAACAGCGAAGCAAAGAGATCGCCGCCCTTGCGCCCTGAGAACAGCGTGTTGATCTTGCTCACCACCTGCATGTCCGTCAGCTTGCCGGTGGGATTAATTTTCGGGATGACCTTGGTCATCAGGAATTCAAATGGGTTTGATTGGTATAGCGCGCTGTCCTTGAGCGCGCCAGGCAGCACCTTGGTGATGTGCCCCGTCTTGCCGTACTTCACCGAACCCTTGTCCAGCAGGCCCAGCTTCATCAATTCCTCGGCGGACTGCTGCGTCGTGCGACCGGCGGCCCAGTTCTGGTACGCGGTGGCCAAGCCGGTGCCGGCGCGGAACCCACCCATTTCCTGCATCGTGTGCAGCAGCCCGAAGAAGAAGGTCTTGTCGTCCAGCTGCTTCGCCGCGACGCCGCCGGTCTTGATCATGTTGAGCAGGTCTTCGGGCTTCACCAGGCCGCCGGAGGCGACGTACGCCTGCGTCGCGAAGTCAAGCACGCGCTTGAGCTTTTCCGGATCCTTCGCAGCGCCCCGGAGCTCGGCTGTCTTGATCAGGTCCATGAACATGGACTCGGCCTGCTCGCCGTGGCCTTCACCGTGGCCACCCTGCGCCATGATGGCCTCGATGCCGAAACGCATCCGCGCCAGATAGGGCGTGACCTGTTCGGCCTCGTGCATGTCGCGCAGGACCGTGTTGACTTCCTTGAGCAGGCGCAGGTTGTCGGTCGCGCTGTTACCCATCACGTCCATGCCCTGAGCGAACTTAGACGCGTCAGCCACCATCGCATCCCCCACGCCCTGGGAACGCAGCTGGGCTACCTGCGTCTGCCAGGCCTTCGCCTCGGCGATCGCGGGCTCCAGCTGCTCCAGGATCACCTTGCCACCCTCGAGAGCACCGTAGCCGGAGACGGTCATGTTGGCGGCTAGGCCTTGCGTGCGCTGCATCTGCGAACGGGCGTTCGCCAGCTTCCGTTCGCGCTGACCGGCGGCGTCCAGGGCGGCGCCCTGCTGTTTCATCGCCTGATTGGTGCGCTCAATATCGGCTCGGAGGCTCCGTTCGTGGGCGCTCAGGTTCTTGGTGTTGACGCCGGCGCCGCTCAGTTCGACCCGAACCTTCTGCAGGCCGACGGTCTGCGCACGCTCGGCCTGCTCGAGCTTGGCCAGTTCGCGTTGCGCCGCTTTGAATTCGGCGGCGGCCTTCTTCGAGGGATTTGCCGTGGCGGCCAATTCCTTGCCCAGCTTCGCTGTCTTCGCCTGGGCGGCCTCGAGCTGGACACGCGTGTCGGCCAAGCCCTTCCGAAGGGATCGGAACTCGCCCAGCTTCTTCTGGGCGCTCTCGAGCTCGCGCAGGCGATCGCGCGTGCCCTTGAGGGCGGCAGCTGCCGTCCTGCTGCCATTGGTGATGGCACGCAACGGCGCCGTCATCCGGTCGATACCCGCCAGCAGGACTTGCAGTTTCAGATCCACGCTATTCCTCGGAAACGCTGCGAATGCGAGCGCGCTCGCGCCACTGCTGCACTTCGTTCAGGGACATGCCATCCATCTCAGAAGGTGCCCAGTGAAAGACGGTGGCCAGGTCGGCCCAGAGGTCCTCTACAAACTCTGCGAGGCCAAGCTCCGGGTCGACCTCGTCATCAAAAAACCGACGACTTCCGTCCCCAGCTGCATCAGGTCGGCGGGGTCAAGGGCGGCGACCTCGTGCTGTAGGAGCGTCGGGACCGTGACGCGAGGCAGCACAGTGATGAGCGCGTTCACGTCCATCTGCAGAAGGTTGATCAGGCTGACGCCCTTGAGCTCGCCGGCGCCCGGCTTGCGCACCAGAACCTGGCTCACGGTGGTTTCGCCGCGAACAATCGGCGTGTCGAGGGTGACCGGTTCGGTCTGGATGTCGCTCATGGATGGGCTCCCTGGGATACTGCGGAAAAGTGGCGGGGCCGGTCACCCGGCCCCGTTGGGGTTACAGGCCAGCAGCGGCCCGCTGCGCGGCGAGCATGTCGACGCCGTCGACGATCTCGATCATGGCCAGAACGTCGATTTCCACGATCGTGCGACCGTTGACGACGAGCTTGTAGTACGACAACGAGAGAGTTTGCTTCTGCTCACCACGGTCGCCCGGCTTCGCATCGCCGGAATCCAGTTCCTTTATGCGGCCGCGAACGATGACGTCGACGGCATCCACCAGGCCGGTATCAGCCTGCTGGTAGGCGCCCGAGAAGCGAACCATATTGGCGTCGACCGTTGCCGCACCGAAAGAACGGAATTCGGTGTCGTCAAAGCCGCCCTTGGTATAGCTGAGCTCGAGCTTTTCCATGCCCATGTCATCTTCGATCGGCGCGTTCATGCCGCCGGCGCGGTACTCGTCGGTCTTGCGCGTGAGCTTGGGCAGGGTGATCGACGGCACCAGGCCGCGATAGGAGTTGCCGTCGCCGTAGACGTTAAAATTTTTCAGAGTGCGGGGAAGTGCCACTGGCTAGTCCTCGGTGGTTGCGATCGGTCAGGAGCCGGAGTTCACGGCGGCCGCGAAATCGGCCAGGTACGTATCCGTGAAGGTCTGCTGCAGGGTGAGGTCTTCCAGCGGCGGAAGCGGCGTGTAGTCGTAGCTGATGACCAGCTTGCCGACCTTGATGTTGCTGGGGTCGTTGAGGGCGGGGTCGTACCAGGCCTTCGCGCCGAGGATCTGGCCCGCGTTCTTGAGCGAGCGCAACTTGGCGTTGATCGTTTCGATCAGGTCGCGCACCAGGGAGGGGTGCATGGCTTTGTCGATGTACTCGAACACGCCCTCGGCGATGGTATCGGCCAGCACCTGGGCGGTGCGGGTGTAGGTCTCGAAGATGAACTGGGCGTCATCGCACGTGCGATTGCCCCAGAAGCGATATCCGTTGCGGCCGATCAGCGTGGTGACGCCCTTTTCGTTGATCAGGTCCGCGTCCGTCCCGGCGGTCTGCAGGTCCCAGTAGACATCCTTGCTGATGCCGTCCACGCCATTGACCACGATGTTGGACAGCGTCTTCTGCCAGCCGTACTTCTGGTCGATCAGGGCACGCATGCCCAGGGCCCGCGCCACTGCGAAATCGGTGGCCTCGCCGTTGGCGACGGTGTCCCAGGTGATGAAGTCCGGCCAGATCAGCATCAGTTCGCGCTGGCCGAAGGTCTCGCGATAGGCCAGCACGTCGCTGACGTTGTCGCAGCCGAAGCACGTGGCATAGGCGAACGCGCGCATCTGGGCCGCCACAGTGGCCAGGGCTACCGTGACCGCCTCCGTATCGATGCCCGGGGCGCCGAGGATCCGTGGCTTGACGCCGCAGCGGGCCTCGGCCGTCAGGAACGCTTTGACGCCGGTATATCGGCCGTTGGCGTCCGTGCCGCCAACGGCATTGCTGGTGGTGGCGGCTTCATCGACGCCCTGCTCAATGCGGACCACGACCACAGGCGCACTGACGTTGTCGGCGATCGCCTGCAGGGACTTGCGTAGGGTTCCGGTGGTCCCCGCCTTGGCCAGTGAGGCCTGCAGCTGAGTGAGCAGCACCGGAGTGTTGAGAGGGAAGACGGTTACATCCGCATCGGGTGCGGTGGCCAGCAGGCCGATAACGGCGGTGGCGACGGTGGCGATGCTCTGCACGCCATCCGTGACTTCGATGACGCGGGCGCCGTGGTGGAAATCGGCCATGGGAATCCTCGGGGTGAGAGGGCCACATGGCCCACGCCCGCATGCTGCCGATCAGCCGTCGTGACCGCAGCTTGGCGCGTATGTGGCGGCCAACACCACATACGCCCTAGCCCCGCCTATACGGTGTCGTTTTCTTTCTGCGCTACCTGGTGTTCGTAATAGGCGTCGATGGGATCTTTCAGGATGGCCATCATGTCGGCCAGGCGCCCCGGTTGTGGGTTTAGCCAGGTATCGAGGTTTTCGGGCTTGATCGCGACGACGCAACGATCATGGCCCGCGGCTGCCACCTCGGGCGGCGGGTCGCGGGTAATCGCCGCGACGCTGTAGAACGCGGAATCATCGTTTGTCGCCTCGACGTAGCGCCACAGGCAGGCCAAGAGCATGTCCTGCTCAGGCTCCGGGCGGAATTCTAGCTCTACTGATAGATCGCGCTCGCCAGGCGCAAGCTCTCGCTGCTGCAGGCGATGAAGGGACACGCTCTCGAAGAACCGCCTGGCTACTATGACGCCATGGTTGTAGCCCCAGAGCGCACGCCACACCGTCGACAGCGAGTCCATACGAGCGTTGTAAGTTCCATCCTTCGCCTTCTCCTTCGCCTCGTCCCAGCCTGGCAGCCGGCATCGGTAGCGCATGGGCACCACCCGACGCTCACCCGTTTCTGGATCGCGAATGAGCACAGGCATCACGCCACCTGGCCAGACGCGGGCGTATTCAGACCCCGCACTGTGGTCGGTCACCAGAGCAAGCTTGGCGCGGGTTGCGGCGATCTTGTTGGTGGCCACGCGCTGGTCATTCGCGGCCTTCTTCGTAGGCTTTGGCCCGGCCAGTACAACCTCGGCTCGCACCAGGCGATCGGACTGCTCGGCGATCTCCCGCTCGAGCGCCACCGCCGCACCCTGGTAGTTGGCCAGCGCGGCCTCGCGAGCTTCCTGCTCTTGAGGGACCGACGAATTCACGAACGTGTTGCGAATGGTCTTGGGCACGCCCTTGATCCAATTGCCCTGCCTACGCGTCCACCCCGCCATCTCAACGTAGGCTTTGAGGTCGAGCTCGCCCCCAAGGCGGCGATACTTCGTGAAATCGGCGAGGATCTGAGCCGAGTAGCACATGGTTGTCACCCACGAAGTGGCACTTGGCCTGAGGATAGCTCCCTAGCCAAGCATTGGCATCACGCCCTGGTGAGTTCTACGTGATGCGCTTGGGCGGCGAGCCAGGCTGAGAAGCTTAGGCGCCGACCGGATTCGACTTAAGATGGAACGTGACATGCGTCTGCGACTTCACCACGCCGCTTTTATAGAGCGTCATCGTCACGGCCACGTCCTGAGTGGCGCGATCGGAGACCAGGTTCGCTTGCGAGGCGCCGCCGCCCTTTCGGCTAGTAGTCAAGGGCTGAGGGGAGGGTGCGTCGTTGGTCGCCGAGTTGAGCCCATTGAAGAACACGACCTGGTTAGACTGAGCAACCGTGAATGCCACGCTGTACTGGGCCACCGTATCCCCGGCAGGGAGCCACGTTCCGGATGCCGCCGTACTGGCAGTGCCGCCCACCGTCTTGTCGATGCTGTAGGTGCCGTCACTCTTCATATTGAAGTAGAGCGAAACACCACCGCGCGTCAGCTGCTCGGCGGAGTAGTCGCCGCCATTGATGGGCAGGCTGTACGACGTGCTGCCAGCCTTCGCCCATAGCGTGCTGTCATCGGCCCCGCCAGCGATACGGAACCCCTGGACTCCAGCCTGCGCGCCGTAGTGTAGCGCCGCATACTTTAGGGTTTGCCCCGTTCCGTTGCGAAATCCGGTCGCCGCAGGGCCATCCCCCACCACGTCGGGGTCGAACGCGTTGTCCGCGTCAACCCCCAAGTTGTTGCGAAAGCCGGCCGTCACGACGCGGCGCCGGCCTGCGAAGGCATCTCGGCGGCCACGGCAGCATGTTCGGCAGCGGCTTGTTGCTCGCCGTCCACCTGCGCATCCCACCGGATGGCAAAGGCGCTCTTGATCATTTGCACGATGCCTGCACTTGAGACTTTCGTGTTGTCCGCCCCCGTGACTGGATCGACGCCCGTGCCGTAGCAATCGCTTGCGATCATCGCCAGATCAAGCGTGAGGGTCTCATAGTCGCCGGCTACGCCCACAAACGCATCGTTCATGTAGAGGCATGGCTGCGCCTGGAACACGATTTTCGCGGAGCCAGTCGCCGGATCGTAATAAATGTGCGTTTGCACGGCGATACGCTCTTTCGTTACGCCATCAATTGGCGTCTGCTCAATGCGTGGATTGGTCACTTGCGCATCTCCAGTTTCTTCAGTTGTCGGCGGATCACCGCCAGTTCTTTCGACAGTTCGACAATAGAAAGCGCGTTGTCCATGGACGCTTCCAGGGCAAGACCCGGCTTGTCGATGGCCAGGTATCGCTTTTTGCTGCCGCCCTTGCCCTTCGAGTTCGCTGGTGTCTTCAAGACGTAATGCGGTGCAACGCGGCGAAGCCACTGCGCGACCACACCCACGTCGAAGACGTCATCTGCTATGCGGCGCCACTGCTTGAAGTTGCGAGCAAGTTTCAGCGCGAGGCCTCGCTGCACCGCGCGACGCTCGATGTCCTTCTTTAGGTTGCGGTCGGAGTACTGGAAGCCACCCGTTGCGACGAGTGCTGCATTCAGCGTAATCGTGCCACCCAAGCCTTCGTGCACGACGCGATAAGACACGGCGCCCATCGACCAACCGCCTACGCGCCAAGCGTTATCCTGTCCGATGCCGAAGTTCGAGGCGAACATGCCGGTCTTGTTAAACGCAATAAAACACGAGCTGTACTGGTTTGAAGAGACGGTATTGACCTGCAAGCCACCCAGCGAGCCGTTGGCGGTTTCCATCACCGTCAGGGGTGCTGTTACGTTCGCCATGCCATCACACTGGATAGTCGCGCTCTTCATCTGGCCGCGAATCTGAGTGTCGCCGGTCGCGTTGTTGATGCTTACGTTGTTGGTGCCAGCGGCCAGAGGGCCGCCGAAGATGTACGTGTACCCGTTCCCACTATAGAAAACACCTACCGTCTGACCACCCGCTCGGTCGCCAGCGATGAAACCGCTCGCCGGGCCTGAGCTGGTGAAATTGCCGGCAACCGAGCTGTTGCCGGTGAATGCCGCGCCTGAGAGGTTAGCCTTGGCATCGAGAGACCCCTGCAGACCGATGACGTCGCCGATCACATGAGAGTGAGCCGAAGGTGGAAATGTGGCCGGCTTTCCAGTTACCTCGGCCCACGACGGGTCACGAGTGGCCGAGCTCGGTGCATTATCGATGGTTGACCAATCGGTGCGATGCGCCGCCGGCGGAAACGTCGCTGGCACGTTCGTCTGGTTCGCCCAATCCAGATAATAGGCGCCGTGTTGACCATCAAGCAGATCGGCGTCGAGGCCATTGCCAGTCCCCACGTCCTTGAGTGCGGCTGATTTCAGGCCGAGCGCCGCGCGGAAGAGGGCGACTGTGGCCAGGTTGAGCAACCCCTTGACGAAATCGCTAGGCGCGCCGGAGCCAAAGCGGCCGTCGATCGCTGCCTTTAGGGCCGACGGCGTCACCGCACGCTGTATGTCGGTGCCAGCGCTGGCCTCGTCGTTGGTGGCCAGCTCCACGACGCCCTGAACTTCAGTGGTGGCACGATTCAGCGCAAAGTCCGTGTCGCCGAAGGTTATGTTGGTCGCGTCGATATCGGCGAACTGAACATCAACTGCAAGCAGGACCTGCGCTTGCGCGGACTTCTCGACGATTACGCCAGGCTGGCTGTAAGTGGCGAACAGAGTGCCGTCTGACAGGTAGATGCCGAATCCATGAACGGAATAGACGTCCGTCGAGGTGTCGCTCACCGTGACGTGAATGGTATCCGCCGCCACAGCTCCACCCTTGACGGTGTTGAGGCGCTTGACCTCACCCGGCATGGCCAGGAGGTCAGCCGCGGGCGTGAAGATAGCGGACGAAAACCCGATAGCGGACACCAGGACGGTCCTGGTGCCGGTGTGGTCGGCGTTGACAAGCGCGGCGCGGCCGGCGGTGGTGAGGACTACTTTGATCGCGGACATGTCAGGCGCTCTCGGCTTGCAGGTTGAGTTGGGCAAACGCGACTACGCGGGCAACGGCGATGACGCCGACCCGGTTGCCGGCGCTGAGGCCCTGCGTAAAGGTGTAGTGGCTGCGGGTGGGCTTGGCGCGATCGACCTCGGCCAACACGTCGGTCACGAACTGGGCGCTGGCTTCATCGCCACCCGCGCCGGATAGCGTCAGCACCATCTGAAACGTATGCGGGGGCCCGGGCGGTGTTTGCTGCCACCACTCCACGAGCTCGACAGCGCCGCCGAAGCTGGCAATCACGTCGCGGACAGCCGCCGCCGTGCCTTTGCGGCGCATGATGGCTATCGCGTTCTTGACCCTTGACCGGCGCACCGCGATCGGCCAGTAGTTCTTCCACGTGTCCAGGCCGAGCGACCAGGCCAGATAAGGCAAAAGAGCTTCCGGGCAGGTGTCGGGGTTCCACAGCGCCTTGACGGGCGCCTCGATCTCGGCAACGCGGCGCGTCGCCTGTTCGAACGCGAGCTCGAACTGCGTAGCGTTCGGCGGCAGGAGGCTATTCATCCACGCCCTGGTCATTGAGCGTGACGCTCACGCAATACGGCGCCTGGGTGTCACCGATGACCAGGTCGGCGGCTGGCGAATGCAAGGTGACGCGCTGCATGCCTTGAACATGAAGGGCCGCATAGACGCCGGACAACGTGATATCACGGCCGAGGCGATGCGACGTATCGCAGTAGGAAGCGAGATTCGCCTGTGCCTGGGCGATGACCACGGCCGGATCCGGGCCGGCAAACGTCCACAGGTCGGCAATTACCGACCATTCCACGATTTCTGCGCTTTGCACGGTGACGTGGTCCGTGAGAGGCCGCACTGTATCGGCGCTCAATTGCGCCTCCACCAAGGCCAGCAGGTCGGCGTCCGCCGCGCCGCTGCCAATCCGGGACAACACGGTAACCACCACTTCGCCCGGCGATGGGCTCGTGGGCTTTGCATCGAGCACCAGGCCCGACGCGCTCAGAGCGTGAAACTTGTAAGCGCCGTCTGGACCCGCAACGCTATAACCCTGCGGCGCAAGTGTGGTGCGGTAGCGCAGGTCATCGTTGGATTCATAGGTCGGACCGATGCCCAGGTCAGGATTTCCCGGGTCCAGCATCAGGCGCTCCACCCCGTACAACGCCACCAACTGGTCCAGGTCGCCGTCCTCGGCGAAGGCCAGCATCACGGCCTTGCAGTCGTCGTTGTACTCGGCGCGCTTGAGCATCTCGCGGTAGGCCAGCGCCTGCAGGCCACGCACAGTCGGATCCGACTCCACGGTGGCGTCGAATTCCGGTACAGCGGCGACGAAGGTGGCCAGGACGTCCTGGTAGATGACTTCATATGCCAGCTGCTTGACCACTTGGGGCGGCGGCAGCTTCGAAAGGTCGATGGCGCTGGTTGTGCTCATGCGGCATTTCCAAGGTTGACGGTCACGGTGAGGTCGTTGCCCTCGCTGGTGGTACCGGCCACGGACAACTGCCAACGACCCGCCAGGCCTTCCAGGGCGGCGAGCGAGACTTGCTGCAGGGTGAACCTCGGCTCCCAACGCGCGAGCGCCGTGGCGGCCGCCCCATACAGCCGGACGCGGGTGGCCGGGTTTGCCGGCTGGTCGATCAGGTCTGGCAACTCGCTGCCGTAGTCCCGGCGCATGACGCGCGATCCCAGCGGGGTGGTGAGAATGTCGCCAATCGACTGCGCCAGGTGCTCGGTGCCGCTGATGAGCTGGCCGGTGGCTTTCGATCGGCCAATCACTGGGGATCTCCCGAGAGGCCGCCGCCGGGCTGCACGCCGGTGGTCTTGTGGTGCGCCAGGCTGATGTTGCCGGCCTTGACGTCCGCAGAACTGTCGATCACGTCATCGGCGTGGATGGTCTTCGACACCTTCAGTGCACCGTCGATATCCACATCGCCCTGGAACTTCATGCCGCCGTCGGCGACGATGAGCACGGTGGCGCCGGCGGGCAGCTGCGCGGTCAGGGCATGCGTGGCGGCGTTGTAGCTGATGACCGCGTTGTCGCTGTAGACGTCGACGTGGTTCTCGTCCGGATTGACCGGATCGGGCGCGGCGTTGTCGAGTGAAAAGACCGAGGGAAGGCAGATACCCCGCTTGGGATCACCGCTCGGGCATAGCAGGATCACCTGTTCGCCGACGCTGGGCGGTGACCAGGTCGCACGCGACCTGCCGGCGCGGCCGGTGAGCCATGGGATCCAGTCGGTGACGACTTCGCCGGCAGTGACGCGCACGCGGGCAGCATCCAGATCCACGGTGGTGACCGTGCCGTACTGGATCAGGTTCTCGAGCAGGCGAGCGAAGTCGGCGGGAAAATCCATGCGGGCATGCTCCCGATCACGCGCTCGGGGCGCAGCTGGTAGCGTGTGTGATGCAGGCCGCTACAAACGGAGCTAGGCGAGGTGCTCGAGCAACAGATCGCGGATCCGCATGCGCTCGGCATCTGTGAAGCCGATGAGGCGGCGCGTGGGATAGCGAATGGAGGGACCGGTCGGGCTGACCTTGTCTTCGAGGCCTTCCTGGTGCACGCGGGCGATGCGTGAGGTACGGCCCGTGAAGCCGACACTGGCACTATGCGCATCGCTTTCCGCGCGCAGGAACTTCGCCTGGCGCAGCTTGGTAAACATGGCGGCGCGGCGCTTGATGCGCCCGGGCTTACCCCGGAACTTGCCCGCGTTCTTGCGGGGCACGAACGGCGCGCCGTCCGGATCCTTCTGTTCGCCGATGCGCGTCGTCTGCGATCGGCGCAGGTCCACCGCAATGGCTCGGGTCAGCCGGCGGAGTGCCGAAGGCTGCAGCTTGGCCAGCAGCGGCGCCGCCCACGTCTCCAGGGCTACCAGGTCATCCATCAGCCAATGACACCCTGCCACTCGGGATCGAACGGCGGCTCAAGCGGGTTGGTGATCGCCGTGGATCCGTCCGCCTGAAGCGTGGCCACCACCGCCTCGGTGATGGGCAACTTGAGCGACAGATCCCAGGTGTCATTGGACAGGATGTCGGCTTCGAACTCGATGCCCTTCTCGCTGGCATCGTAGTTGGCCAGGGCATCGGGCTGCTCGGTGGCCAGCCAGGTAAGAACCGGCACCATGATGGTGTCTGGGTCAAGGGCGCAATCGGTCAGGATGAGCTCGAGCTCATAACGATATTCAAAGCTCGCCCCGGGCACGCCCGTGCAAACCAGGCGGCCCTTGTTGGCGTAGACCAGGAGCTTGTCCGGGTCGCTGGCCAGCGACGGAAGAGCCGCCTCGAGGGCGGCCCGGAGACTACTTGGCTTTCGCATCGTCAGGGTCCCGCACGAAGTCCTGCAGCGCCGTCAGTTGGGCGGTGATGGCGAGGCAGTTGGTGTAGTTGTCGGCGACGACGCTGGCGGCGAGAGAGGCTTTAATGCCGGAGGCTTGCGCATCAGTAGGTCCGGGACCTCCAAGTGGCACGCCTTGGGCTGCGGCGTCGTGCACGCGCACAAAGCCAACAGGCAGAGGGAAAGCAGCATCGGTTTGCGGAGTGACATAGATGGGAATCTCCCGGGTGATGGTGGCGCCTTTCTCGTGCACGACCTGCACGCGATCGACGTACTGGGTAACGACGGTTACCGCCCGCTCCGACGTGGCCAGGCGGTCAGCGAGAATGCCTTGGGCCTGCTGGGCGGTGGATAGCTGCCCATTCAAAGTCGTGATCCGGTGTGCCTGGTACCACAGCGAACCGACAATGGCGCCGACGAGCAGGACGATGCCCAGGGCGATGCAGAGGATGCGGGTCATGCGGCTTCCTTGATGAGGTATGGGAGGGACTGCTCGATGCGGTCGCGCGCGATGGCCACGCTCTCGGCGACGTATTCGATGCCGATGAAACCGCGGCCTTCGGCGACCGCTGCCACGCCGGTGGTCCCGGAGCCCATGAAGGGATCCAGGATGATGCCGCCGGGGCTGCACACCCGGACGAGCTCGCGCATCAGCTCGGTCGGCTTGCCCGTGACATGGAACTTGTCCGACTGGCGGACGGAATGCTGGAAGTAACCGGCGAGGTAACCGACGTCCTCGCGGGCCGGCATCGGGCCCTTGCTGCCCCAGATCACGTATTCCGCCTGATTCTTGAAGCGTCCGGCGCCGGCGGGTCGGGCCCCGGGCTTCACCCAGGGCAGCACACCCCGCCACGTCACGCCGGCGGCCTGCAGGACGTCCGTCATCGTCGGCAGCTGCCGCCAATCCGTGAACAGGAGGAACGGTGCGCCGGGTTTTGCCACGCGCACGCATTCGGTCAGCCACAGGGTGGCCCAGAAGGCGAAGCCACGCTGATCGCGGTTGTCGCCAGTGAATTCGGGGTAGCGGCGCTTGGTATCGCTGCTTTGATACTTAGCACGCGGTGACATGGACATGCGCGAAGCGCTATCCATGGCCCCGCTGCAATAGGGCGGGTCGGTGATCACGGCATCGACGGATCCGCTGGCGAGCTCGCGCAGAGCGGTGAGGCATTCGCCGTGGAAAAGTTGGTACTGCTTGGACTGCATTTACATCTCTACTCGTTGAAGGACCCAGCCATACAGGTACCGGCGCTGGGTGGGCCGGGATTCGGTGTTTTCCAGGTAGCGATCGGCCTGGCTGCCGTTGAGGCCGCGCAAGAGCACCTTGACGCCCTCGGCACCGCGCCAGGCGAGATAGGCGCGCAGGGCGGCAATGGATTGGTCGCCCAGGTGGCCGTCCACGGTCAGCGCGGGATAACGGCCATCGTTCAGGCCGTTGAGCCATCGCTGCAGCAGACAGCCAGCAACGGGAGGGCCCATGTTCACGCCGGTGTCGACGAGTTCGGCGCCGATGTCGACGTTCAGCGCGATGACCGCGTCGAAGCGCGGATCCGCCACATACTTGCGGGCGTAAATATCGAAGGCCGTCTGTCGGGGCAGGTCCTGCATCGCGCCGGTGTAGCCGGCTGCACGGGCAGTGGCCACGGCAATGCCCCACCTGGTGCCCTCGAGCGTGCCAACGTTCGGCTTGCCGCCAGTCCAGTTGCCGCCGTCCAAGGGGTCCTTGGTGAACCCGGCTTCGATGCCGATGACGCCGTCGATGATGCGGGCAATGCGCGGATCCAGTGTCATGACCGGTGGCCCCGAAGCATGTGGGCCACGTTGCCGCGGTGGCGGAACACCAGGTGGCACACCAGCATGGCGATGACCAGGTCGACGATGCTGGCCGGCGCCCGGGTGCCGGTCAGGTGGCCGACGATGACGGTGGCAAAGGCCACCAGCATCAGCCAGGTGTAGAGCGCGACGCCCCACCGGTGTCGTGAGGCTCCGCGGCGGAACGTAAGCAGACGGCAGGCGATCACCATCAACAGCACATCGGTGGCCCAGGTGAGCAGGGACATGGCGTTACTCTCCACGCTTGAAGAGGATGGACAGGTCGAGCGTCTTCATGCGCTCGATCAGTTGCAGGGAAATCGTGATCACCGTCGTGGCCACCAGGAAGGCCGCGGCGCCGCTGGCCTGCATCGACGTGCGGGCCATCACTTCCGGTGCGATCTCGTAGCCCGCGGCGACTGAAATGCCCATGTAGACAAGCCGGCGCCACAGCGGCAGATCCTTGGCCGTCATGACGAACAAGGCCGCGCCGGCGATCGCGCCGATCAACGCGTTGCTGTCGACCCCCGGAATCATCGAGGTGGCCACGCCGGCGCCAGCGGCGCTGGCTGCGAGGGTCGTGCTGGTCGGTTCGGTCATGAATCAATCCCACAGCTTGGTTTGGGTGACGGTCGGCAGCACGGCCTTGACCGGATCGGGAAGGTTCACCTGGGTGCCCAGGGGAAGGAACGCGCCGAATGCCGCCAGGCCGTTGTTGGCAGCGAGGACCTGTTCAACGACGCCGGCCGTTCGGCCCAGGTGCCGGAAGCACAAGGCGTCGACGGTGTCGCCCTGGCGCGCCCGCACTTGCATCAGATGAGCTCCACGGTTGTGCGCGCACGGCCGGTGATGTCACGGATAGCCCAACGCAGGTCCCGGCGCGCATCGTCGATCGCGCAGCTGAGATCCACGGCCTTCTTCTCGGCGGCGTTGGTCGTGTCGAAGTTGCGGTAGCGCTCGAGCAGATCGGCACGCACCTGGGCAACGATGGCGCGACGGTATCGATGCAGCAGCACACTTTCGCCGGCGAGCTGGGGTCCAAGCACCGCCGCGGCATCGGCGAAACCGGCGGCGCGCTGCGTCGCCTGATAACTGGCCAACTCGTCGTTGACGGAGGCCATGGCCTCGATGCAGGCGCCCTGCAGGCGCTCCGACGTGACGTTTCCGTCGAGCTTGGCGGCCTCACGCACCTTGTCGGTGTCGACGTCAGGCCACCAGCCGTCGTTGCTGAGGGTGGATGCGACGGTGTTGGTCGGGGTCGCTACGAAGCCAGCCATCGCGCTCTCGAATAAAGGCGGCGGTGGCCGGGTGAGTTGGTAGGTGGGGAGAGTTCCTGCCAGTCACCCGGGCCGCCGCGCGGGGGGGTGCTCAGTTACCGGGGGGCGCCGGCGGATTCCTTTCTTCGGACGAGTTGGTGTTCGTCTCGCTGGAGGGTCCCTTGTCGCCCTCGCCATTGCGAAGGCGGGTTTCGAGGCGTTCGATGTCCTTCTTCACGCCAACGTTTTTGTTGAGCTCGAGGGCGCGACGGAGCAGCGATACCGCTTCGGCCGGATCCTCATCCGCCAACACCAGGCCTTGTGCCTTGAACAGTTTGGCCCGCACCTGGTCGTGCATGTCGAAGTCGGCCGTCAGCACGGCTACGCGCTGCAGGGCCTCGGTGTCGAACGGCTCACGACTCTGGATGGCCTTGAGCGCGTGGTCGGACACTTCATCCACCAGCAGGGCTGCCGCGCTGCGGCTGTACTGGTCCGGAAGCGACAGGCCGTGCAACAGCACGTAGGCGGCGATGTCCAGGCCGCCGGCAAAGTCGCCCGCGTCAAGACGCCACACCATGACCGAGGTCAGGATCAGGTCCTGCGCTCCACGGCCGGCAGCGAGCACGCCATTCACGTACGGCGCATACGAGGGCAGGATCTCGCGCTTGACCTCGGCACGGCGCTCCATCGACTGCACCTGGTGCAGGCGCTGCCGGTCCTGCCGCAGCTTGGCGAGCATGAGCTCGTACTCGTTGCAGGCGGCCGAGGCCATGTCCTCGCCCGGGCCCGCCTTGGCGGCGGCCCGGGCGGCGGCTTTGCGTTGGTAGTTGAGCTGGGCAGGCGAGGCCATGGCGACTTATGCCTCGGCCACGGGCTGGATGTTTTCCACCACGCAGCCCAGGCCATAGTCCTCGACCACATAGGCGTCGTTGGAGCTCTCGTAGTTGGTGACGCGGTTGCGTTCCGGCTCTTCCTTGACGAAGCGGCGACGCGCGCCTTCCTGCCAGTACAGCGACAGGTTGTCGAAGGTGGTGACCATGAGCTTGCCGTCCGGGAAGTACGGCACCTGCGCCGCCGGCAGGCCGCCCACGCGCTTCTGGGACACGATGATGTCCGTGGCCAGCGTGTTCTGGGCGTCCTGGTCCTTGTTGATCAAGGGGAAGTACTTGTCATGAAGCAGGCCACGGCCCATCAGCACGATGAGATCGGTGCGGTTCTGATGCCACGGATCCAGCAGGCTGGCGATCGCGTCGTAGACCAGTGCATCGATATTGGCGTAGTCACCACCGGTGCCGATCTGCACCTTGCCGGCGACTTTCCCGTCGTCCATGACACGCTGGGCGGCGTTGGTCCGGTACTGCTGCAGCCAGCCGATGTTGACGTCCTGGAGGAGCGGATTGGTGGCCTGATTGGTGGCCGCGGCCGCCGACGTGCCGTTCCAGCCGATCGCAATGCGGTCCAGGGCCTGGCGCTGCACGATGGCATCGCGAACACGCGTCTGGAAGTCCGGGAACTTCGCCCAGGCATCGAGCTTGGAGTAGCCGAGGAACGTATCGAACTCGGTGAACTGGCATTCATAGCCATGTTCATCGAGCGCAGATACATCACGGGGCGTGCGCGGGCCGTTGGCGACATTGGTACGCGAGGCGATGGGGCTGCCTACGCCCAGGCCGATTTTGTCCCCCTTGATCTCCGGAACGCCGATGACGTTGATCCTCGACAGGAAGTCGCTCGATTCCTGCATGCGCGTTTCCAGCGTCTGCTGGATGGAAGGGTCAACGCTGAACTTCTTGTCGACCTGGTCGGCCTGAACGCCGTTCAGCTGCGCGATGTGCGCGAGCAGGGCGGTGTAGAGGAGGCGGGTATTGTTGCGCATGGGCGGCGGGCTCCGGTGGTATACGGGTGATGCGTGCGGGGGCGTGTATGGGGGCGAGGCGGACGAGCGATCAACAGTCGGTGAGCAGGGCGCCGTTGTTGCCGGTGGCGGGCGGACGCTGCGTATTGGTGGACTTCGGCAACGCATCGACGAAGGCCTTCATATCGCTGAACGCCTTGCTCAACGTTTCATGCCGGCGGTTCAGGTCGGCAAAGCTTTCATCCACGGTCTTGAACTGCTTGGCGGTCTGCTCGCTCTGCGTGCTGCCGTGCGTGGCCACTTCCTCGATCGCGCGCTCGATCTCGCCAAGGCGAGCATCGGAAACCTGGTCGCGCTTGGTGAACATCGCCTTGACACGTTCGAGCAGCCCCGGACCATACGGCGGGGCGGTGGCCACATCGACGAATTCGAAGGTGACCTCTTCGGCTGCGGTAAACAGGTTGCCGGCGTCCTGCTTTCGCCCGGCGAAGGGGTTCACGGGGCTGGTCGCGGCGAAGGAAAGCACTTCCGTGCCCAGGCTCGCCGGGCTATCCGTGATGGCCAAGCCGACCAGGTAGCACTGCTTGGTGTCACCGAACGAAGGATTGATTTCGGCGGAGGTGTAGATCTTCTGACGCGCGTTGGTCATCGCGATCAGGTCATCGGTCGGGCTGATCTCGGCATACAGCCCGAGCTTGCCCTTCAGGTCACCGTCGGTGATCTCTTCGGCCGTCACGGACAGGACGTCGCCATACATGCGGAAAAGGCTGGTCGGGTCGTACCCGCGGATGTGTTCGAGGTTGACGCGTGCACCATACACGGCCGGGTCGTAGTTCGCGGCGATCTGCTGAATCCACGTGCGCTCGATCTTGCGACCATCGGACGTGGCGCCTTCGACGAAGATGCGGAACTTTTTGGACTTCTTGGCCATGGACGGCGTGCCTCGGGTGAGTTGGCAAAGGATTGGCCGCCAGCATCGGCACCCGCTCGCGCGGTGACAACGCGCGCTGTCTGTGGCGAAACGCGTCACAAACGGGCCGCGTCGAAGGCGTCTGGGGCGCTCCCTACGCTGTCGCCATGCTTATCCCTTCCCCCAATGTCGACGTGCGCCGCGCCGCTCGCAGCCTTTACTTCCAGGGTTGGGGTGTCTCCGCGATCGCTGAGCATCTGGGACAGAAGCGGCCCACCGTGGAAGCGTGGAAGCAACGCGACGCATGGGACGATGCGAGCCCTATGGAGCGGGTGGAGGACCAGCTCGAGGCACGGATGTGCCAGCTCATCGCCAAGGAGCAGAAGACCGGCGGGGACTTCAAGGAAATTGATCTGCTCGGTCGCCAGGTGGAGCGCTTGGCCCGCGTGCGCCGCTACCAGCAGCCAGGCGGTCACGAGGGAGATCTCAATCCCGAGGTGGCCAACCGCAATGCCGGGCCGAAGAAGAAGGCGCGCCGCAACGAAGTGAACGACGAGCAGCGGCAGCAGCTGCTCGCGCGGTTCAATGAGTCGCTGTTCGACTACCAGCGCACCTGGCGCGACGCCGGCGGCCAGCGCACTCGGGCCATCCTCAAGAGCCGCCAGATCGGGGCGACGTTCTACTTCGCCCGCGAGGCGTTTGTGGACGCAGTGGAGACCGGCCGCAACCAGATCTTTCTATCGGCCAGCAAGGCCCAGGCCCATGTCTTCAAGCAGTACATCGTCCAGTTCGCCCGCGAGGCAGCCGATGTTGACCTGACCGGCGACCCGATCGTCCTGGGCAATGGCGCGCACCTGTATTTCCTGGGCACGAATGCCCGCACCGCCCAGGGCTTCCACGGCAACTTCTACTTCGACGAGTTCTTCTGGACGCATGGCTTCCGCTCACTGAACAAGGTGGCCAGTGGCATGGCCATGCACAAGAAGTGGCGAAAGACCTACTTCTCCACGCCCAGTAGCATGACGCACGAGGCCTTCGCCTGGTGGATCGGTGAATTGTGGAACAAGCGCCGTCCGAAGGATCAGCGGATCGACTTCGACGTGAGCCATAAGGCGCTCCGCGACGGGCAGTTGTGCCCGGACCGCATCTGGCGTCAGATCGTGACCATCCTCGACGCCGAGCGGGGCGGATGCGACCTGTTCGATATCGACGAGCTCCGCGAGGAATACAACGCCGACGACTTCGCCAACCTGCTGATGTGCCTGTTCGTCGATGACGGCGCATCGATCTTCCCGCTCGAGCTCATGCAACGCGCGATGGTCGATAGCTGGGAACTCTGGACCGACTACAAGCCGTTCGCCCTCAAACCATTCGGCACGCGACCGATCTGGGTCGGTTACGACCCGGCGTTGAACGGTGATAGCGCGGGCATGACGGTGGTGGCACCGCCGGCGGTTCCGGACGGTCCCTTCCGAGTGATCGAAAAGCACCAGTTCCGCGGGCTGGACTTCGATGCCCAGGCCGAGGCCATCAGGAAAGTGACCCAACGGTACAACGTGACTTACATCGGCATCGATACCACGGCAATCGGCCAGGGCGTCTTCCAGCTGGTCCGGCAGTTCTTTCCCGGTGCGACGGCGATCAACTATTCCGCGGAGGTCAAGAGCCGCATGGTGCTCAAGGCGTTGGACGTTATCACGAAGGGCCGCCTGCAGTTCGACGCCGCTTGGACGGACCTGGCCGCTGCCTTCATGGCGATTCGAAAGACCACCACGGCCAGCGGCAAGCAGATGACGTTCGAGGCCGGTCGCAACGACGAAACAGGCCACGCGGATCTCGCGTGGGCCACTATGCACGCCCTTCTCAATGAGCCGCTCGAAGGCGCGACAAGCACCAACCGATCCATCATGGAGATCTCGTAATGTCCAAGCGTCATCGCTCTTACCGATCGGCATCGGCCGCGCGCGGCGTCGAACAGCCTGCCAGCGCACACGCGCCGGCGCCCACGCAGGCGTTCACCTTCGGCGAGCCGGAGCCGCTGGACCGCCGCCAGCTTCTCGATTACGCGCAGTGCTGGAATAACGGTCGATGGTGGGAACCGCCGATCAACCTGGACGGCCTGGCCAACGCGTTCCGGCTGGCCCCACACCACAGCTCGGCGATCTACATCAAGCGCAACCTGCTGGTGGCCACGTTCGTGCCGCACCCGTTGCTGTCCGCCGATGAGTTCAGTGGCATGACCCTGGACTATCTGACTTTCGGCAACTGTTACGTCGAAAGCCAGCGATCCGTCACGAACCAGCGCCTTCCGCTCAAGCGATCACCGGGGAAATACACGCGCCGGAGCTCCGACCTCACCGGCTATTGGTTTGTGCCGTGCACTGGGCATGCCCATGAATTCGAGCCAGGCACGGTGTGGCAAATGCAGGATGCGGACGTGAACCAGGAGGTCTATGGTGTGCCCGAATATCTCAGTGCGCTGCATGCCGCCCAACTCAACAAATCCGCCACGCTGTTTCGTCGGAAGTATTACGACAACGGCAGCCACGCCGGCTTCATCCTCTACATGACCGATCCGGCGCAGAAGGAAGAAGACGTCGACGCATTGCGCGAGGCGCTAAAAAACAGTAAAGGCCCGGGCAACTTCCGCAACCTTTTTATGTACTCGCCCCAAGGCAAGAAAGACGGCATTCAGCTGATCCCGGTGAGCGAGGTCTCGGCGAAGGACAGCTTTGCCGACATCAAGAACATCAGTCGCGACGACATTCTCGCCGCCCATCGCGTACCACCGCAGCTGCTGGGCATCATCCCGAACAACTCGGGCGGATTCGGCGACGTGGAGAAGGCGGCCGAGGTCTTCTTCACCAATGAAATCGTGCCGCTGCAGCAGCGCTTCGCAGGGCTGAATAGCTGGCTTGGCGCCAACGTCGTGCAGTTCCGTCCATACGTCGTGGGCAGTAGTTCGTGAGAACCGCGCCATTTACGAATGCATTCGGAACTCGGTACCCGTCGAGTCACGCGTATAAAGCGCAAGACTTTCGATACGGCTCAAGCGAAGCTACATCGCGGTTAATTTGCTGGAGACAGCTCTGATACTGCTCCCGCACACCGGAGGAATACTTGCCCAAATCTTCGACGATGACGTCCAGCATTTGGTACACAACCATGTTAAGCCTCAAGAGAAAGCCAGACTCGTCGGGATCCAAGGCATCAATCCACCGTGACAATGACCCTGGCGTTAGCACGTCGGTCAAGTCATTGAGGGGCCAATGACTGTTCCGATAGAGATAGTTGTTCCTCGGTCTGGCAAATTCATCGACTTTCACTTCGAGGACAGCGTCTCTTAAGCTATGCGGCCAAATATCGACCGTTGTCACATTGACAGTCCTCTGGAACGCCTGCCAGAGATGGCGTTGCTCGAACTTCGGGATTTTTACGACGACGAACTCATGGAAGGAACCTGTGACGTTGATACCACTACGCTTCGACTTGCCCGACTCCGGGAAGAAATCCACCAAGCGTTCATTCCCGTTCAACGGCGGAAATGCCGTTCCGAGCAGCGCCATGACAGCTTTAGCTCCAAAAAAAGCCGCATGGTAGGCACTAAACATGGCCCACGAGTGCATGCCCTCGTAGCCTAGTGTTTGCGAAGCAAACGTGGCATGCGCACACTTGTGAAATAGGTAAATTGCTTCGCTTAACGCTGCGCCTCGCAATCCTTGGATGTCTTCCAGGCGCGTGACGTCACCGGTAAGTTGGAGCTGTTGGAAACCGGGTACTTCATGAACCGCCGGCGACGGTGGTACGCCAATGCCTTGAAAGCTCGGAATGCCAGCATCAATCCAGGCTTTGCGAATGTCTTGCCAATTACGCTTGGAGATGTTCTGCAGCTTCTTCCTGAAGGCGTCGTCAGCCATGGCTAGAGTCGAATCGCTCCGGAAGAAGTACTTTCGTCACCTAAGGCGAACATCAATGCAGCTTTCAGGTCGTTGCCGGCCATAGTCTCCGCCTGGTTACCACTACCGTATTCGCGGAACCCATCGAAGTCGAAGTGCGAAATCTTTTGCAGGACGGCAACCACATCGTTTACGGTGAAACCCTGTTGATGCTTCACGACTTGCCCAAAGAACGTGGGAAAGATGTTCCAGAGAGCGCCAAATCCGACGGTCTTAAAAAAAATGCTGCCTGGCCGGTCGTACTCTTTCCCGAAGACCTGCCGTAGGCCGTCGAAGTAGTTAGAGATGATTGCGTATTGCTCTATTTCTGTGTAGATCGAAAGGAAACCTTTGTCGGGAGTTACGAGCGGCGCAATTTTTCTAACGAAGTTGGTGAGCGAAACCTGTCCTTCGCTTGGGCTCACAGTTACCACAATCCGATCATAGAACGGTGATCCCTCGTTGCGCTTCAACTGATTTGCCAAGTCGGCAGCGCGCTCCTTAGCAACATCGGCCGGCTTTTTACTCGGCAGCATTTTCAGGAGATCGAGGTACAGCGAAGTGGGAACGTTTTTTGCTTCTCGATTGATGGTGACGAACTGCTCAATCTGCCGCAGCGTGTTCAGGCCAACAAACGCGACTACTGGGAGGTCGATGTCCACTCCCTCGCGACTCGCCAGCTCCGCGCCTGCTAGGCGATGCTGTCCATCAATGACCCAACCAACGTCCGTCCCGGCAGGTACGGTGAGCGTCTTATTCGTTGAGTCATAGGTTGCTTGCTCGAACGAGACAATGATTGACCCCGGGATGGGTCTGTGGGCCAAGATGTGCTTAGTAATCGCACCTACGCGAGCGGGGGACAGAGTCCGTTGGTAACCCTCATCCTTACCTTCAATGCGCCTATTGATCGAGAGTGCTGAAAAAAGTACCGAGGCGCGCGCACTAAATAGATAGAGCGTGTCAGTACCTTGCGACACCGTGTTTACATCCAAAATCAATGGCGAGTCGGACGTGCCTTCGTGCTTAGCGAGATGGCCGGTCGGCTTCGACTTGGCCGTCTTTTTAGAAGCTGCCATGGCTTGATGCTCCGATGAAATGGTCGGGCTTACGTGCGACAGCGGAATTCTCGCTGGGAACGTATATGGGTTGCTCAAGAGGCCGAAACTGGGCCTTGCCGTTGATTGCTTTTGACAGTTTGTCGCGCGCGATCTTGGCGTAGTCGGAATCAATCTCCGCACCTAAGAAACGGCGACCCTCTACGATTGCGGCCACTCCCGATGACCCTGCGCCGCAAAAAGGATCCAGCACTAGGTCGCCTGGAGAGGTTAAGCCTCGGACTAGTCTCTGCACGAGCGCGACGGGGAACTGACAAGGGTGCGCGGATTTCTCTATGTGGTTGCCCTTGACGTTGGGGATGTCCCAAACATCTCCTGGATTCTTGCCGAGAGGGTTGCCACTCAACTCGCCTTTCTTCGGGCCTTTGTAATGTCGCTTCCCGGGATATTTTTGCATTACGCGAACAGCGTCGAGATCAAACTTTGGCGAGTCACCTTTAACAAACCACATGACTATCTCGTGCCGACCGCTAAATCTTTTTGTGCCGTGCAAGCCGTGTGAGAACGTCCAAATGATTCGATTGCGCAATGAAATATCTTTCAAGCTGCGCATAATCTCGAAGACAGCAAAATCCAAAGGATAGGTGCGGTTGTTGGATACGTGGTATCCCACTTGCCAGCAGATGCTCCCGCCCAGCTTAGTGACGCGGGCCACTTCGGGGAGCAAAACCTTGTGCGCATCAATGAAATCGTCCACTGATGTGGAGCGCTCGTACTCTTTGCCCATGCAATATGGGGGAGACGTTACGACCAGGTCCACCGACCCGTTTGGCAATTCCTGCAGCAAATTGAGGCAGTCACCCCTAAAAATGGCGACGGGTTCTTGCTGTGCGATAGCTGCCACGGCTCCGCCAGCGGCACGGTGCAGTGTCAGAGCCAT